GTTGATTAGGGATTGCAATATCTATTCTTGAGCAGCTGCTGAAGCGCCCTGCGTGCCTCTTGCTGGTTGCTGGCACCGAGTATGGTCCACAGCTCCCGCAGGTGCGCCTGTGTCGTGACACCATGGCCGTACGCGTGGGTGAGAGTTTCTTTGGTCATGCCGCCTGCCTCTCGTCTGCTGTGTTCTCCCACGTCAGTGGCTCCCACGGCCTGTTGTTCACGGCGTTGTCGATGGTGTTGTAGGACCAGTGCCCGTTCCAGAACAGGTAGACGTACTCGCACCATGCCTCGTCCGCGTGCTGCACAATGTCCGACAGTATGTCCGCTTTGGTTGGCCTGACGTCTGCCCATGCCTCGCCGCGATCACGATGGTACGCGACGGTCGTGTCCTCCTCCTTTCGGTTGAAGCTGTGCGCCTCTGGGTTGATCGGCTTGGCGCGCTTGCCCAGTGACGACAGGCTGCCGAGGTTGATCAGCTCGCGGGCCTTGCCCTTGCTGCTGTAGTGCTCGAGCAGCAGCCGACCGTTGTGCGACGGGTAGCCGTCCCAGTGGCAGTAGCTGCCGGTGAAGTCGCCCTTGGGGTTGGCGACGATGATGAATGAACGTGTTCCCATGATGATATGCTCCTGTTGTTATGCCGCCAGACGGCTGCGTTCGTGGTTGCTGATAAGGTTGGTGAAGTCCTTCGGCGCGCAGGTCATGAACTCCTTGAGCCGATCCCATTGCGCTTGTGAGGGGCCATGGTAGCCCGACGAGATCTCAGTGTCGCGGTCCAGCACAACGCGCTTGTTGCTGTCGTCAAGGACGAAGATGCCGTTATGCTCTGGGCCGATCAGACCGAAGGCGTTGTACGCCCCCGCGATGCCGATCAGATAGTCGATGCCGTTCACTGTGCGGCGGCGTAGTGCGCCGTCTGCGTAGTGGTAGTTGCCGATGCGGTGGGCGATGCCGTTGCTCATGATGATTTGCTCCTGTTGCTGATAGGGTGGGGGCCGGAGCCCCCGTTGGGTTAGATGTTGATGCCGTTTGCTGCTGCTAGGGCCTTTCCGGTTTCGGTGAAGTCTGCGAAGTCGCAACCTTCGTAACGGAAGGTCGTGAGCAGGCCGTTCTTTTTAAGGTCGGTCAGGTTGCCGCGCTGCGATGCGCTGATGTCTACCAGTGGCTGGCCGCCCCAGTTGTCGGCGTCAGATGCAAGGCTGATGAAAAGGCTTTGCGATGCTGCGGTCAATGTAGTCATGATTTTTACTCCGTGTCTTCGTTGCTGATGACGTACCCCTAGTCGATGCAATCTGAGGTTGCAATAGCTAAAATGAAAAAAGTTACAAAAAAGTTCGTGCAGCATTTGCAGCGCGGCGCATCACGCTGCATGGTGATGCGTGCTGCAAATCTGCAACGTACATCATGCATCATCACTTAACCTTCTTTTCCAAGTTGATGATGCGTGATGTACGGATGCAAGTAAAGTGGTGTATAGATGTGGTGTTGCGTTGGCTGTTGCGTTGTGGCATATGGCAGCCCTCGAACAAAAAGGAGTATCAGGCCGTGTGGACTAATGCAGATGAGGTGAATGCTTTCATCGAGGATCATAAGGGCGGTAAGTGGGCCGTCGGGGATAGGTGCGTTCTGCCGGACATCGAGCAGGCGTATGAGGTGATTGCTGTGCGGCCGTTCAAGCACAGGGGGAAGTTCCGTCTGTTCGTGGATCTGGAGGCGGCCTGCGCGGTCGATGACTGTGGTGCGTACTTCATCGTGACCAAGGAGGTGCATCAGTGGATGGCCTCGCCTCACCTGACGCGCTGCTGTCCTGAGCATCGCTTTGGTTTTGGGACGCCGATGCCGAACGCGTGGAAGACGCAGGAGCAGATTGCCCAGATCCCAGTGAAAGTGAAGAAGGTGAAGCAGCCTCGTGTTGGTGCCAACGAGCGGGCGTTGCTGGGTGCGATTGAGGACTTGTCGTTGGTGTACGACAGCGTGCCCTCGTCGGTGCTGGTTGTGCATGCCGTTGAGAAGCTGCCGCGAGGTGCCTCGGGCAAGCGTGACACGCGCGGGCAGTCAGTTGTTCGGGCCCTCAAGGGGTTGGTTGATCGGGGGCGTGTTCAGTTGGATCGTGGTGCCGTGTTGCTATGAGGGTTGCGCATCGGCGTTGCCGGTGTTATCTGGGTCGGGACTGGAAGCCCTGTCGATATTACGGAGCAAGCAGATGCCATACCCGGCCAAGAAGAACCCCAAGCTCATCGAAGAAGTGCTGTCGCGTATCGCGCAAGGCGAGACGTTGGCTGCGCTCGGCCGTGAGTTGGACTTCCACCCCCAGAGCTGGGCTGATTGGATGCGCGCAGACGAAGACTTGGCCATCGCGTACGCAGACGCGCGCGACACGGGCCATGACGTCATCGCCGACGACGTGCTGCAAATCATCGACAGCGTGCCTGCGCAGGGCGAAGAGATCCAACGCGCAAAACTTCGCGCAGAGTACCGCCTCAAGCTGCTGGCGAAGTGGAACCCGAAGAAGTACGGCGACAAGCAGACGGTCGACGTCGGCAACAAGGACGGCGAGACGCTGAAGGTCGACAACGGTGTCGACACCGTCGCGCTCACGCTGCAGCTCGCTGAGGCGCTGCGCGCAAAGGGTGAAGACAAGTGATCCATCGCCGCCGTGAAGGAGAGCTGGTCAAGCCGGGCATCAACATCATGTGGGAGCCGGTGGCCAAAGGCGTGATCGTCAAGACGCCGTGGTTCAGTTGGTACGTCACATGGAACCGGCACACGCGCCGCGTGGTGTTCGCCGTGCCCACCGGCTTCAACTGGCGCACACCCCTCGGCCCGTGGCGTCGCATCCGCGAACTTGCGGCCGAACTCGACGTGGTGACGCGCGAGCGCAATGAGTTTGAGTTCGAGCTATCCCGTGCATGTGATCGATACGACAAGGTGCGTGAGATGAACACCCAGCTGCGCGACGCACTAAGCCTATATCGGAACGCGTGACAGACGTCAGCGCCCTCCTCGCCCAGCTCAGCCCTGAGCAGCGCGTACATCTCGACTGGCAGCGCCGCTGGCGTGCGACCGCTCGGGCCAACCAGATGGTGCCGACGGTCGACTGGAGCGAGTGTGGCTATCTGGCCGGGCGCGGCTTCGGCAAGACACGCGTCGGCGCAGAGTGGATCACGCGCGCCGTGTTCGAAGATCCGAGCGGCTTCGACAGCTGCGTCATCGCCCCGACCTATCAGGACGTCAAGTTCACCTGCTTCGAAGGCGAGAGCGGCATCCTGTCCGTCCTGCCGCCCGAGCTACTGGTAGAACACAACAAGTCGGACATGATCATCAAGATGCGAAACATCGCAGGTGGTGTCAGCACGATCCGTGGCTTCACGGCCGAGAAGCCCGAGCGACTGCGCGGGCCGCAGCACACACGCGGCTGGTTCGACGAGCTGGCCGCATGGCAGTACGACGAGGACACGTGGGACATGGCCATGATGGGTCTGCGTCTGGGCGCTGCGCCGCAGGTGCTGTGGACGACAACGCCAAAGCCGAAGGAACTGATCCGCAAGCTCAGCGCGCCCCAGAAGGGACGCATCATCGTGCGCGGCTCGACCTTCGACAACAAGGCCAACCTGCCCGACAGCTTCTTCAAACAGCTGGAGCAGTACGAGGGCACGACGATCGGCCGACAGGAACTGTACGGCGAGCTGATCGACCCCGAAGAGAGCGGCATCGTCAAGCGCAGCGACTTCAGGCTCTGGCCTGCCAAGCGCGTGCTGCCGCCGCTGGAATACATCATCCTGTCCCTCGACACGGCCTTCACCGAGGCGACGTACGACAAGAAGAAGGGAGACGCGGACAGCACGGCCTGCGTCGTGATGGGCAGCTTCCACGACAAGGAAGGCAACAGCCACCTGATCCTGCTCGACTGCTGGTCGGAGCAGATGGGCATGCCCGACCTCATCAAGCGCGTGAAGAAGGAGCTGAACGTCAGCTACGGCGACGATCAGGACACGGCCCTGATCAAGCCCATGTTCGGCAGCGCCAAGCCATTGACGGCAGGCCGCAAGCCAGACCTCTGCCTGATCGAAGACAAGGGCAGCGGCATCAGCCTGCGCCAGATGCTCGAACGCGAAGGCATCGAGGCG